GACGTGTGCTCTTCCGATCTATCTTGCTGTCACATCAGAATATGCCCGTTACCATGGGGGGATTATTTCTGCCTGTCTATTCTCTGCCTAGCTAGCTTCTTTAGATACTCTTTTTCAATCATTCCTGCATCAGCCATCCTGTGACAGTCTTTGCATAAACATATAAGGTTATCATCATTCAACCATAGCTCTGGCTTATCCTTCAGCTTCTCTATGTGATGCACTTCAATATTACGGTAATTATATATACCTTTGTCCTTACACACTTCACACAAATAGTTTGCATCCTCTCTGATCTGCTTGCTCTTCTCTGTCCACGCGCTCTTGCTTCTCAGCCTTGACTCTTTGTAACTGTACTTGTAGTGCTTCTTTTGTACATGGCATACATACCATTTCGGATGTATCTTCCCACACCTGCTACAAGAATAATAGCCTTGTGCCATTACTTAACTTTCAGCCTTTGTCCTGCGTAAATCATGTTCGGATTGCTGATGCCATTCATAGCCTGTAGCTTCTGCCAAGTTGTGCCATATCTTGATGCAATACCTGATAGTGTATCACCACTACGTACAGTGTAATATACTGCCTGAGATGCACCTAGCTTCTGGTTGACGATATTCTGAATGGTATTATAGTCATACCATGCCTGTTCCAATCTGTTCTTACGATCTTCACCATTTCCCCAAGCTCCTGCAATAACCTCGTCTGCAATCTGCTCGTTACTCTTTCTAACAGGTTCTGTTGTGTTACCTCTTGAATATCTTGAAATATCCGCATACATGATATTCTTGTCTAGTGGTTTAGAAGTGTATTGCTGAATCGTTCCAAATTGAGAAGTGTTTGTGCGCTGCGTTCCATCATTAATACCCCAATTGGCCACCCATTTGTCGAATCTGTCATTTAAACCACTAACATATTGAAGCCATGAGCTTGAAGTGTAAATGCCTGAATAGTAGCCTGCGTCCTCAATAATCTTACAGAACTTATAACAAATAGGTGCAATAGTTGCATTTGAGAACTTGAATCCGTGGTTTCTCTTATAACCGTCTGCGTCCTCCATATCAAACCATACACCAACTTTTATATCGTTCTTATATTTTGCGATTGCATTAAGAACTCCTCTTGCTTCTGCTTCTGCTTCTGCTTCATTTAGAGCATATGAATAATGGTAAACACCAAATGGAATGCCTAGCCTTTTGCACTCATTCACATTTCTTTCAAATTTTTTGTCTAATTGAAAATGACCATATCCGACTCTAATAATTACAAACTGTCCTTTATATGGTTCTAAGTTGATATCGCCGTTGTGCTCACTAATGTCAATACCGTACATTCTTTATTCCTCCTTTATTTTATCTTTTCCTCTAGTCCTTTTATTCTTTCCTCATGATCATCCTTGTACTTAAACAACGTCTTTACACGTTCCGTGACAAGAACGAGTTGTTCTGATACTTTTTTTAATTGTTCAGTCTTTTCACCATTTTCTGCCATCATCTTTTTTGTTGTGTCACAAAAATCGTCCAGTTTCACATTGATTTTTACAAAATTTTTTTCAACATCCAACTGTCGATTCTTTTCTCGCTCCGCCTGTTCTTCCTGACGTTTTTTGCCACCTGCAAATGTGTTGATTAATGTACATGCAAGCGATGTCAAAGAAATTAGTAATGCAATGCTTACACTCGCTTCAGGAGTCATTTATTCCACCTTGTTATAGTTCGCCGAACTAATTTGTAAACATGCACCAATGCATGTGCCAACAGCAGAAATTGTACCTGCAATTGCTTCTGCATAATCCCATCCCCAAATTTTGCCGAGCGTGATAATTAATGCTGAAAATGCGTTCGTTCCAACAAGTGCAACCCATTTTAGCTTGTCATATGTTTTATTAGAAAATACCATATTTTACCTTCTTTCATAATTAAATTATACTATAATTATCGCCAAAAAAAAGGGATTTTATCCCCTTTTTTCATTGCCTTTATTTTATCTTTTTTGCTCTATAATGATTCTTCCTTTTTCCGCCTTGACCGTGATTTCTTTTTCAGGGTCAATCCCAGATTCAGCCACAATCTTTTTTGAGATTGTCGTAGTATACGTGTTTACCTTTAAATCACCACCGACAGTTCTGTACTTCATTTTCGCAAGTTTAGCCATTGTTTCTCTCACTTTCATCGTTTAAATAATCAAACTCTTTCAATAATTCATTCTTTGTTTTCTCGAATTCTGATTCAATTTGCTTTTGTACATCAATCTTAGTTTGTCTGAACCATTTCTTTTTGAATTTCTTAACTGATTCTCTGTAAGTCTCTTCACTGTAATCGCAAGACTGCCACCATTCTAGATCATGCAACAACTCACACAAATCATTCATCATTGCATTTAATTGTGAATCATGCATCTTGCCTGCATATTCATCTTCAATGCGACTATACATATAGTTATAACTTCCGCCGCTCATTCTCAATCCTCCATAAATTTGATTTGTTCTCTATCCACACAAAACCTAGCACCATCTTCGAATGTAATATCGAATAAATTTATAGCACTTCCATTGCCTGTTAGCATTTTTTGAACGTGTGTAATGTTGCCGATTTTACCGATGTAATAGCTTTTGTATTTGCCTGTAGCACCAATCAAATCTTCCTCGTATTTATCATCTAAACACAACAATCTAGCTTTACGCATTATCAAATCACCTCACAGTTTGCTAAAATATCATGTACCTTGGTGAAAGGATCAATGCCACTGAAGTATCCTTTTTGAGTTAACTTTTTTAAGCATTCGATTTCATTAAGCAGACAACATTCTTTGCAACGATCAAATGCATTGATTAAATCGTATTCAAACTGGCTCAATTTGTATGTTGGCTTTTTGTATGGCTGTTTAAGCCAATTTATTATTTCATGATTACCAATACATTGTCCGCTTTTATCTGCAAAATCACATTCACTACATAATATTGCACTGCAGCTCTTCACTTTTCCTTTTGAAATAGCTAAATCATCAGCACACAATTCAATGATTTCATCCTTGTAATGGCCGAGATTAGTCTCTTGGTTTTTTTCCTGCTTTTCATCTTCTAACCAACCTAATTCATTACATTGCTTTTGAATTGCATTTACTAGCAAACAATTAATATTAATAGTAATTCTTCCATAAAGATATAAATCGGTAATTGTTACACGTTTATTCTCGAATAATATGCTATTTTCAAAATCAGAAATATAAAGCAAAACGCCTTCACTTTCTTCTCTTTTTTCGTATCCTAATTCTTCAAACATCTGTTCTGCATTCATAAGTAAATTCACCTCCTAATTCTTCGATTTGTTTTTGAATAGCTAATATCTCTTTGATACTTAAAATATGTGGATGACATCCTTTTAAATCAAAATAATGTGCTTCATAAGTTTTTTCTTTTAAATCAAACTGTATTTGACATAAACCAGTTCCTCTAGGCTTTCTATACAAAATAAAGTGATCATTTAGTATTTTTTCTTTGTTATAACCTAGCCTTTTGAACATCCATTTAGCAGTTATTTTCATTCTTAGTATCCTCATCCAAAGCTTCTTTATAGAATTTCGCTTTTTCATACAATTGTTTAGCTAATCTGCTTATACGTTCACACGTGTTATCTGTACCCTTCCAATTGATATAAAGAATGTTGATGTAATCAATTAATTCATCTTTTGTCATTCTTTTTAAAGTACTGTTTGAATACATTTTAAAGTGTAAGAAGCCGAATGAATTACCATCTAACGGATGTTCTTCTCCAAAGATGTTTTTATAATCTCTTAACTTTTTATTCATAGCTTTCGTTTTACACTCAATGTAATCTAAGCAATCCTTGATGTTCTCATCATCACCAACCATTGAATCCAAATATTCTATACATTCGCAAATTGTCATTTCATCTTGTTTCATATGCTTTCAATTCCTCTTTAAGCTCGTTTATAGCTTGCTTAACATCTTCTAAGTCTAAATCTACATTGGCCACTAAATCAGCCATACGATTGTTAGAATAGCTCTGTAAAGCCGATTCTAGCGTTGTATGGTATGAGATAGGCTTTTGTACGTCTATCTCATTTCCTTCTTTACCCTTACCCTTTACGAACATCACAAGGGCGAATGAACCACCACTAGAAGTGATTGCATAATTGTTTTGTAATCTAATCATCTGTATCTTCTTCTTTCTCTTTTTTACGCAATTTCCCAAATCTTCTTACTGCTTTACGTCCATAATAATATCCTAGCAATATAAGCGATATACTCACAAAATATAAAACAATAAATGAAATTAAAAATATTATCTTAATCATATCTTCCATTAAAAATTATCCTCTATTCTCTTTAAATGTTTCGTATGTATATCCGCCATAATCTTCAATCATGTCCATGTACATGCTTAAAATACACATATTCATAATTGACAATAGAAGAGTAATAACCAACGCAACTAGCAACCATGCTTGGGCTGTTCGCTGTGTGATTTTCTTATGCTTCTTTTTTCTTTTCTGATTGATATTCAAAATGTTCAACTGATCATTCTGAATTTTATCAGCTTCTTCAATCTTTGCTTCTAATTCTGCGATATACGCATCTTTCTGAGCTTGTGTTAATTTAGCCATTTAAATCATTCCTTTCTTTTATCAACTTTACGCACGTAACAATCTTTTGCTTTTAAATATGCCATAGTATCGTGTTTATATGTTCCTTTACAATTTGCACAAGGTTCTTCAAGCTCTTCAAAATCTTCGTATACACATCTCATACATCCATCATGTTCAATAACTTCTTTTGACTCAAATTTATCTCCATATTCCGTATAGTTATCATATTTTAAACATTTGCCAAACTTATACGCTACACATTTATTTTGTAAGCATTTATGGAGTACTGGTCTTGTAAATGTTCCTGTGCCAATCATAATTGGTACAACTTCTTCTTTTGAAGTTAAATCAGGACAAAATTTAATCATCTTCATCTTCTTCTTTCTCTTTTAAATATTCCTCATATTTATCAACTATAAATTCATCCATTTCTTGTTTTGTGATCCCTAGACTTAATAATTCATCTTTGTAATTCATTCCATAGTTCCATGAATCAGTGTCCAAATAGTGTTCTAATGAATAGTTCTCAACATCTAACCATTTACACCGACATTCTAGAATGTGTTGCTTATACTGATCTATTTTTTCGATCAAATCATTTATTTCTGTTTTGGCTCGCACAACATCTCCTTTATGTGATTCTTGTTCCTTTTTTAGTGCTCCTTTTAAATACTCGTTATTAGACTTTAACTCATCATATGTTTTTAGTGACATTTGAACAAACGCTTCCATTAAAAATCATCCTCCTCATTTGAATCATCATTAATAATTGCATTGAATAAGTATTCAATACGCTCTCTGTATTCCTCTTTTGTAATCTCTGATAAAGGCTTTTTGAATGATGTAGGCAACAATTTAAATCCGAATTCTTTTTCAAATTCATCTAAATCTTTTTCTGTCATACTTCAACCTCATCATCGGCAGGCATTTGAAACAAAGTATTGCCTTGATACATTGATACTTTTTCAATCATATCTAAAACTAATAAAGCTTTTTCTTCGGTTGAATATTCACCAATGAATGAACAACCGGCCCATATTTGTTTATCATGATAAATGGTTACATCATGAATTTCTGTTAATTTTTTTCTGTCCTGACTTCTAATCCACATATACTTTAGCCTTTTATTTCTCCTTTTTTATTAATCCATCCTCTTACGAAATAGCGGTCGCAATCCTTTTCAATAAAACATTGTCCTTCTTTTCCAGGAATCTGAGCAAACTCATAAACTTCAACATCAATTGATCTAAAGAAAGCTTCAACTTCTTTATGATCAAGTAACACGTGTTTAATAAACTTGAAACCATCATCTGTTTTGAAACTAATATTTACAATTGGTTTAAAGCCATCTTGATATTGGACTGTTTCATAGCCAAAAATATAAAATTCAGTGATCATTAGAACTTCCTCTAATCTAGAAATAAGAATGTGAGATTTGTTGCATGATTGAAGAAATAAGCATTTCCTACTCTGTAGCCTGACCGCTCATCAGCTTCTGTGATTAATACAGTAAATCCTAAATCATCCACATTTGTGATGATTCCTTTTTTCATGTATGTATCATTTGGATACAATCTGATTCTTCTTCCTTTGTAGTTTTCTTTGTTATATTCCATTAAAAATCATCCTCCTTATTTATTTCTTCTATAATTTGATAGCGATTGAAGTTGTTCTTGTATCGTTGAAATTCATGATACTAACAACTTCTTTGTCACCATATTTCTTTTTTACGTCTTTGAAATAGAATTTCCAAATAACTCTCGCATAAGGAAATACATCTATTGGACTAATCAATTCAATCACCTTGTATTTAGGGTTTAAATCCTTTACAAGTGTTAGTTCTTCAACTTCAATTAAGTCATGTGTTCCTTTTAATTCCATTTTGTTATACTCCATAACTTCTAGTCACAAAATCTAATAGTTCGTTAACTTTAATCATTTTTGTTTCTTCATCAATAAACTCATGAGTGTACATTGAATTATAGTTAAATGTTAAACATGCTTTTCCAGTGTTTGGGTATTTTTCTTTGTATTTTAAATACAAACTTCTAAACCAACTGTTAAACATCTTTTCGATTTGCTCATTTTCTTCATAAAACCAATGATATAAATTTTTTTCTAAACCATTTAAGCCTTGCATGAATCTTTTCTCTCTTAATTCACCTAATCTATGTTCATTGCTCATGTATTTGTCACACATAAACTTTGTAAATGATGAATCTGTGATCCCTTTCATGTTTTCCTTTTGCCAATCTTTTGAATAAATATTTCCAGCCATGTTTTTTTCCTCCTTTTATTTTAACTTAACAACAGTGTTTGTCTTCCCATTTGGCAATTTCATCTGCATCATCAATGATTTCGCCATCTTCGCATACTAGCAATGTTTCACGTGAACCATAATCAACAATCTGATAATTGTTAGGCAATTCATCTGCCCATAAGTCAACGCCAAATAATTCAACGTTAAAATCATTCTTAAATAACACGTTCGCAACTTCTTCCACGATTCCTGAATTTGTATAACTGTGATAACCGATATGTACTTGTTTCATGTTTTTTTATCTCCTTTTCTTTACATCCATATATTACCATATTATAACAATATGTCAATACTTTTTGTAAGTTTTTGTTTCTATTTGAAACCTTTTAAGCATTATAATATCGCCTGCAATTCTTCCATATACTTTGTGATCAATGCCATGTATGATTTTCTGTCTGGCTTTTCTTCATGTCCATAGTTTACATTAATCTGCATCGCATTCAGCTTTTCCACGATCTTGCAAGCCTTGTTTATCTTCTCAGCAAATTTCTTTGTTTCTTCGATGTTCTGCGTTCCACAAGCCGACCAGTTCACACCGAATGTTATTACTTCTGCACCAAAGCTTGAATTTTCATAAATATTAACTGTTCTGCCTTCCATAATTTCATCTACTGCACTCATAAGTGCTGTATATTCTCTGCTGTTCATGTTTGTCATTTTCTTGTCCTCCCTATTATCTTGTAGCTAAAATATTGTAGAAGTTATCCTTATCATACAATTTTTCAATGAACTTTTCTGCGGCTTTCTCTGTCTTGAATGTTCTCTGTTTTGTAACAATTTCTCCGTTCTTCTTAATTTCTTGCCATACAATTTCAGTCATGTTCTTATTTCCTTTCTATTTCATCCAACCTAAGTTATATTCCTTGATCAACTGCTTTGCCTGTCTAACTGTAAAGTCAGACTTTTTAATTCCAGTTTCACCATTTCTGTTTAAAATCTGTAATGCTAATTCTTTGATTTCTTTTGTTGTCATGTTTTTTATCTCTCTTTCTTTTTACATTATTATTATAACACTATAATATAGAAAGTCAAACGTTTTCATGACATTTTTTGGCAATTTTTTCGATAAAAAAAAGACTAGGTTGTCCTAGTCCGTTGTTCTCATAAAATACTGTAAGTCATCGCCATCGAAATGGTCATACATCCACTCGTCAGCCTTGCGCCAAAGCTCGTCATACATTTCTGCAAGTCTGTAATTCTTTCTGTAGTGCTCTGTGATCTTCCAATTCAGAACCATGACAAGCTCTGTCATGTATTCAATATTGTTCTGCCATGCGTTGAACGCTCTGCAATATGTGTCTCGAATTGCAGGACCACCGAAATGGTCTGCAATGCTGAAATCCTCATAGAATGTTGTGCGTGGCTTATATCCTGTCATTGCTTCAATATTCCACGTTTTAATTTTAATTGTTCCGATGTTTGTCATGTTTTTTCTTTCCTTTCTGTAATGCCCACTCTTTATGGCAGTGGGCTTGCCTTTATATCATTAATTCATTGCCTGCACTTGGCTTGCGCTGAAGAAGCTTGCTTTTTTCATGAACATTCTTTTTTGTTCTTCGGTCATCCCCTCGCTGTTTTCAGTTTCCTTTGATACGCATTTCCAGATGTGGAACTGTGCAACAGCTTTCTCGCCTTTCTTTACACAATAGCCGAGCTTTTTCCATGCTTGGAATGTATGAATGTCTTCAGGTTCATCAAGCATCATTTTGTTGCCGTTTTCATCCTCAACCTCAAACTGTCTGCCTGTTGTTCCAATCTTTCCATTTTTCATAAGTTCAACTGCTTCATTGAAAATAATTTGTGCGTTTGTCATGTTCTTTTTTTCCTTTCTTTTTTCCTTTTTCCTTACATCATTATAATATCATAACATGAAAGCGATTGCAATACATTTTGGCACATTTTGTTTCTTTTTGAAACATTTAACCGTTCAAAATATCCATCAGTCTTGAGTCCTGCATCTTGCTTTTTCTTCTGTCCTCACCACTAACAAGTACAGGAAGGCACATTTCAATAATACGGCTGTAGATTCTGGCTTTGCTTGTATCTTCTGTATGATAAAGGTCTGAATATTTAAGATTTGTGGTAATTATCATTGGTTTTCCGCTCCTGTATCTTGCATCAATGATGTTATAAACCAGTTCGTTTACGTACTCCGTGTTTCGCTCAATCCCTAGATCATCAATGGCCAAAAGGTCAAACTCATTCAGGCTGTCCAGATATTTCTGCTTTCCTTCATACATACCCTGAAGCATATTGATGATTCGAGCAAAATTTGTCACAAGACACGGAACGCCATTGTCAATTAATTCATTCGCAATGCATGATGCAAGAAACGTCTTGCCTGTTCCAACTCCGCCAAATAGAATAAGCCCTTTCCCTGCTTCCCTGAACTCGTCAAACCGTCTGGCATAATTCCTGCACATGTCGCTAGCCTTCTTTGATTTCTGGTCATCGTGATCAAATCGGCATTTCTGAAGTTCTTTGTCAGGAAAACCTGTGTTCCTGTATCCTTCAATTAGTGCCAGTCTGTCCTGTTTCTTTCGCTCTGCTTCCTTCCTGTCATTTTCAGCAACCAAGCATGAACACATTACAGGAACATATATCCCGACTGCCGACAACCATTTTCTTCGTGGATCGTTGCATTTTCGGCAGTAAATCATATTGTCTTTGATGTATTCAGTATTTTCATCGCAATGTTCTAACATCCTCTGGATTGCTTCTTCTGTTGGATGTTCACTTTTAAATGTATCTTGCATATTTTTCATAGTTGTAGTCCTTTCTTTTGCTTCTATTTGAAACGTTATTTGCCATAAAACATAGCCATGAATTCTTCTTCAGACCCATAACCATTCTGGTCATATTTCTTTTCTGGCTGTTTCTCACGTTTTGTATTTCCATCCTTCAATGGGAAGATACCTTGCCAGTTATTAGTGATTGACTGATTAAGGATAGCGATCTTTGTATCGTCTGTATTTCCAAATTCATCAAGTTTCTTTAACATAAGTTTAAGAGCATACTCTGTCATAGGCTTCTTGATGAATGACCTCATCTGTAAGAATGCTTTTAATGCATTTTGAAGTTCTTCATTTCCTGTATACTCTTCAATCTGTTCATCATAAGATATAGTCTTTTTCTTTTTTCTACATGTTGCTTTTTCTACATGTTCAATCTGAGTATTGTTGGTGTCTTCTTTCTTACTTTCTTTATCTTTTAGATTATTACTGTTATTTATTAATTTTCTATTATTATTTTTTGTTTCCACTTTCTCACCATCCAGTTTTCCAATTTCTTTACAACTAGAAGGTGAAATATTAACAATCTGCTTTGCCAATTCCTCAACATCAATTTTGAAAAATCTTTTCGCAGGTATTCCTTTCACTACAGATTTCACAATTCCAATCTTATCAAGCACTTTCAATGCTTCTGACTGCTGATATTTGCTAAGCCCTGTTCTTTCATTAATGTTATCAATTGTTGAATAAAACATGCCATCCTCAAGCTTTCCGCTTTGGTCAAAATAATTGTACTCGCTTGCAAGTTCACACAGCATCAATGCTACGTTTATGCCATATTTTTTGAGCAAGTCTCTGTTTATTACGATGTAATTGTCACTAGCAAGTAATGATAAAATATTCATGTTTTTGATTCCTTTCTTTTATGCTTTACAATTTGTCATGTGTTTGCCTTTCTAATGATTGTCTTCTGCGTACTTCCAATGATAACCGCCAGCCGTTTTTCTTTTCACTCTGCAAACTTTTTGAATATTTTGAAACGGTATATTATATCTATTTCCTGCTTCTACGATAGTGTTAAATACTTCTTTAGTTTCAATGTTAATAACCTTTCTACTTCTTTTTTCTATACTAGCTTTTTGCATTTTGTCATGGTGCTCTTTACTTAATTTTGTTGTTCCTTTCTTACCTTTATTCCAAGGTATTTGACCTTTGTTTGCTTCACTGAGTTTCTTTCGTGTTTCGATACTAAGATGTGTACCTTTGTGCGATTCACTCATTTTCTGTCGTAGCTCTGGATTATCAAGAAAGGCACGTTTTTTTGCTTCACTGATTTTCTGCCGTGTTTCAGCGCTTAAGTGCTTACCTTTCAATTGAGATGGTTTTCCTTTGTTTGCTTCACTGATTTTTCGTCGAGTCTCAGCACTAAGATGTTTGCCATAGTTCGGATGATTGACACCTTTTCTCGCTTCGCTCATTTTCCGTCGTGTTTCAGCACTAAGATGCTTGCCATACCATGGACTATTGGCACCTTTGCACGATTCGCTGATTTTTCGTCGTGTTTCGGCACTGTGGTGGGCACCTTTGATCCAAGACGTGTGCCCCTTTTGCGCTTCGCTCATTTTCCGTCGTGTTTCAGCACTAAGATGTACCCCTAACGTCCCACACTCTCCGCCTTTGCTCTTGTTATATCCTTTAGGAATTATGCAATCATATTTTTCTATTAGGTGTTGTTCCATTTCACCAGCTTGTTTTTCCGTTAATCCTTCAAATAGAATTTCATGGTTGATGTTCTCCCAACCATATTTTTTTATAGCCCTGTAAAATATTTGTTTTTCATATCCATGTCCATTTCGCCATCTATATTTAACTTTTTGGCCTGTAATACCTATATAAACTTTTCCGTTTGGTGCTGTATGTTTATAAACCGTCCACTCTTTATTTTCAATCATATTCGTTGCCTTTCTAACGAAAAAACTGCATAACTTTTATAGTCCGCCCACTATAAAGTCATACAGTTCTCGTGTCTATTCAGTTATTCCCCTGCTCAGCGGGGGCGGCCACTAAACAGACAATATAGTTTATCACTACTCTTTAATTTTATCATCATAATGTGATTAAGTCAACACATTTTGCCGACTTTCGTTTCTATTTGAAACTTCTTGATGTCTTTACTCGTAACGATGCTGATTGTGTACTCTGGATATTTGTATTCGAACAATTTTTGCTTTAAACGGAAAACGTCCGTAATTACCGCTGTAGAGCCTTTTACATCTTCAATAATGATTCTATCACTATCGGCTAGAATGTACCTAAAATCGGCCTTATACACTGTTTTACGCCATGCCTTGCCATTCTTCTTGAATGATGGTATAAGTTCATACTCAGGTTGTAGTTCCAAATCACGAATAACTCCTGCACGTTCCAGAATCTTTAGCTGTGCATATCGTTCAGCTTCAAGCTTTGAGTCAAACTTGATGCCATCAGCAACCGTCTTTGTATTGTGATACTTTCTGTACAATTAAGTCACCTCACAGATAGTTTTTCCCGAAAATGTCAATGAACTCGCTTGTAGTCCATCCATACTCGTCCATCGCTCTTTTCTGCCCCATCTTTTTTAGGTACATGTCGAACTCGTGGCCCTTGCTGCCATGTACACCGTATGTGCTCATGTTGTGATCTTCAGGCTTGATGAATACGACAAGACCATACTTGATTGACTTTTTGCGGTTGGCAGTGCCGAAAAAAATTTCATGTCTTGCCGTACCATATACCCGTTCTGAATAATATCTGTAGCAGTGTTCCTTCGTTAAGAATATGCCTCCATGCATGATGCAAAACTCTTTATTCATCATCGCATCACCGGAAAAATAGTCTTTACAATGAGCAGAAAAGTTCCATACAATGCCTGAAATACTGCAATCAGAATCATTTTCCGCTACTTCCGAAACCTTTATCACCACGCTCGGTATTTTCATCCAGTGAATCCATTAAGTGAATATCACCATAAAACACTGGAATTACAACCAACTGTGAGATTTTATCACCAGCATGAACCAGATAGTGTTCATCAGAATTGTTATACAGTTTCACCATAATTTCGCCTGTATATCCTTCATCAATCAATCCTGTTGATGTAATGCCGTGATTGACGTTCAAACCACTTTTAGAAACCAACAGCCCTGCCGTTCCATATGGCAACTGTACATGCAATCCAGTATGTAATATCGCACTGCTATGTGCTTTGATAAATTTTGTCTCTTTCGCCTTAATGTCAAGTCCTGCATCAGTTTTGTGCGCTCTCTCTGGCAAGTACGCTCCTGTTTCAACATAAATATTCATTTATTTTTCCTCATTTCTATATACTTCAGTTTTGCAACCTCATCAGGTGTAAGTACAGGTATGCTCTGCTCTTCACAGTCTCTAATCAATCCATCCAGAAGGATGGAGAACTCTTTTGAATCCATATCCGAACTGCCTTTGTAAATCTTGTAATGTGTGAACTCTTTTCCGTCAAGATTGCTTTTACCAATTTCTTCATAATATCGAAAATAGCCATCAACTTTTATGTCTGACCTTACCGACACAACCTCACACACGCTGTATCGCTTGAGCATCATGAAATGCACTTCTTCGCTGCTAAACCTCATAACGCTAGCCAACTGGTTGAGTAAAGACCAGTAGTAGGCATTGGCTGTGAGTGATCTTTTCGATTTCTTCTCTTTGATCTCGTACAGCTTTTCTGCATCCTGCTGGTCGAACAACCACTGGATGATAGCTTTTGCATTTCCTATCATGCCGTATTACCACCTAGAATGGCAAATCAGACGAACCTATGTCGTTCCTTGTATTCCCCCAACCATAATCAAGATTGCTATTATTTTGACCGCTAGGGCTATCAGAACTCATTTCACGCTTACGTTCCAAGAACTGAAAGCTTGTCGTGACTACTTCCGTAAAATAGTTCATTCTGCCATCCTTCTCGTAGCTTCTTGTCTGAATATATCCAGTCACTGCAAACAAGTCGCCTTTGTGAACGTATTTTGCGATTGTCTCGGCTGCTTTGTCCCATGCAATACAAGGAATGAAGTCTGCGCCATCTTCCTTTTTTCTTCTGTTAACTGCCAATGTGAAGGAGACAACTGGTGTTCCGCTCTGTGTTCTTCGTTCCTCCACATCCTTCGTAAGTCGTCCAATCAAACTAACATTATTCATTTTTCGTTTTCCTCCAAAATTTTGTTAATCAATTCCCATGTCATGTCCTCGTTCACAGGGCTGTCAATAACTTTTCTGATGCCATCCCTGATATGTATAATCTTCAAGAATTGTGCATCAACTCCATAGCTTTGCATCAGTCCGATTCTGTATAAATTCAGCTGATATGCGATCTTTTCCTTATTTAATGCACTGACGGTTTTAATGTCCGCAATTCCTGTCTGTCCATCAATCAACATCGTCATGTCCAACCGTCCGCATGCTATCGGTATATCATCCTTAAACAATACAATCGGCAACTCGCTGTCCAGAACCTCGAATCCGTATTGTTTCTGCAAAAACTTAAAGTTCCGCACTGCTTCGCTTCCATCATCATAGCCAGAAACATTAAAGTTTTCGATTGCCTTATGTACTGCTGTACCTCTTTTGGCCGCATTATTCAACACGGCAGGAGGTACACTTGCATAATCGTTTTTATATTTCACACCAAGAATCTGTGTGACACTTGGCAACATAATACCATCATACAGATATGTGTGCGTTTCATCGAAATATTCAAGCGTGCCGCCTTTAATGCTGAATGTTTCCATTATTTAACCGTGATGCGGATGGACGGTTTCACTTTTGAGATTTTAGCGTACAAGTCGTATACATCAGGATTCTCTTCCTTGAATGCTTTGCTATCAAACCTTTCTGCATCATGTTCTGGAATAAATGCGATCTTCAGAAACTCGTTGTCTAACTTTAATACGCCGTACTTCTGCATAGCATCAAGAATTTCAGCTTTCATGCTGTCCTGCTGCTTTTTTATCTCTTTCGCCTGCTTCTCAAGGCTTACAATCTTCTCGCATACTTCTTCAGACAATGCAACGTCTGAGTCTTTTCTTTCGATAATGTTATTCATTTGTTTCATCCTCTCTGTAATTAAATTTAGTAAAATCATATTTGCCAATAACTCTTTTGAGTGGCTCGCATCCTGCACCTGTAAGAACACGCAATACTTGCTCCACATCATTACTAGTTGAATTGCAAACTGCAAGCACTGTTGCCATTTTTTCTCCGAACTGCGTATCAACTAACACTTCGTCACCACTCTTGATGCTTGCATAAAGCGGTGCATAGAACAGGAATTTTTTTTTGCTGTCAGTGTGCTGACATACTACAAATTGCACGTAACTACTCATGATTGTCCGCCTTTCTTTGTTTCATGATTTTACCAATCAACTCACTTGCCTTCGACATCGGCATGTCTTCCAACTTTTCGATTTTGTTCATCTTAAGCAGCTTTTCAAGATTCTCGCCTGTATAGTTCTTGCTTAATACTTCAATCTGTCTCGGCGATGCCTTGCGCTCCGTGCTGTTAGTTGCTTCATCATCGTTACCATCTGTATCTTCTTCAGTCGCCATGCCAAGGAATGCACCTAATGAGTAACGCTTTCTGTATGTGATCTCTGCACCCTCATCCTGAAGCTTTGCGCCTTCCTTTACTGCAAACGGATAAGTGTTTGTTTCAAATACATGTCCGCTCTTGTGTACCAGAATACAGCGAACACCGTTTACGCCGTTTTCATCAACTCCAATCGGCTGTAGCAATGCAAAGTTCTGATTTTCCTTAATTTTGTTTAAAATGTTGTCTAATGGTACATAATCAAATGCCTTGTGCATCCATTCCCCTGTTTTTCGATTTTGCACAGAATAGTTGACCTGTGCGGACTTTTCAAGCCCTCTTAACTGATTTACAAGTTCGATTAAATCAGTTGCTACTTCTTTTGTAATGTTTTCAAATCCTATCATTTTTTTCTTTTTCCTTTCTTTTTGAAACATCCAATTCGTACTGTTTAATAATTTTTCTTAATTCTTCTGCGTGACCGCTCTTTACGATTTCTGCTACGATTTCTAACATATTCTCAGCTCCCAATTATTAAACTAGCATTTTCCTTACCAAATACATTGCAGAACACTTTGACAAGCTTTGTAGAAGGATTGTGCGTTCCCTGCTCGATACAAGCATAATGGCTTGTAGATATTTTTAGCATTTCTGCAACATCCTTCTGAGTTAATCCCTTTGAAATTCTGAATGCTTTCAGTTCTGCTCTTTTCATTTCGTGCCCCCTTTCTGCATACATATAATACCACTGACTCATCAAATTGCAACTACTTTTAATCAAAAGACGATTATTTTTTATTGTTTCAAATAGCAACGTTATGTTATCATCAAAATATAAACTTTTTTAGGTGGTGTAAAAATAATGATTAACAATAAGTCAATCGGGAAGAAGCTCAAAGAACTACGCAACTCACGTGATCTTAAACAGTCTGAGCTTGCTGAAATGGTCGGACTTTCTCGCCCTGCCATATCAAATATTGAATCTGGAAAACGCTCCTTAACTCTTTCAACGCTGAAACGTTTTTGCGAGGTTTACGGAATTGATATATCTTACTTTGGAATTGATACGTCAAGCTATGATGAAACTACAGACCTCACACTGCGCATCGAGTCTCTGTTTCACGATCTTCCTGAACCTGAGAAGGATGAACTGTATCTGAAGATAATGAAACTGTACCTTGACAGCAAGAATGTTTCTGATTGAAACCATCTGTCGAAAAAAAAGAATTGTCTACTTCATATTCAATTTTGAGATTCTCCTGTTCAGCATACAAATTAAACAACAACGAATATATTTTTTCTACGTCCATATTTTCACCGCCCTCATCGGCTAGTATGGACTGCTTTTTTTATTTTCAATCAATCGGAGGTGTTTTTTATGAGAAAAAAACTGCGAGTGGCAGGATATGCTCGTGTTTCCACTGATGAACAAAAGAAATATGGCTATTCAATACAGGCCCAGACTGAAGAAATAACGCAATGGTGCAACGATAATGGTCATGCCCTGCAACATATCTACATTGACGAAGGATACTCAGCAAGCAACATGAAACGCCCGCAGCTTCAAACCATGCTTTCAAATCTGAAAAATCTTGATGCCATAGCTTTCACACGCCTTGACCGTCTGTCACGTAACGTCCTTGAAGCTAATAAAATGCTTGAACTTCTTCAACAGAATGATGTTGCCATGATTTCCATATGCGAGGACGATATAAACACGTCCACTGCGAACGGATTGTTCATGTTCAACCTTAAAGTCAATCTTGCAGAACATGAATTAAAAAAAGGTTCTGAACGCATCAAAGCCGTATTTGAGTACAAAATTGCACAAGGTCAACCTATCACTGGCAATGTTCCTTTCGGTTACAGGATTGTCACAGAAAACGGCAATAAACGCATTGCAATTGATGAATCCAAAGCACCAATCGTGAAAGATATTTTCGATTCATTTCTCATGCATCAATCAGTCCATTACACTGTAGAATACGTCAACCAGAAATACGGACTGTCTAGACCTTATATGTCATATATGCACATATTAAAGAATGAATTTTATGCCGGCTCATACCGTGGAAACCCCAACTATGCCGAACCATACATCACGAAAGAAACATACAATGCCGTTCAGGCCACATTACAGGCCAATATACGCACAGGAATACAACGACATGTATATTTATTCACTGGACTTTTAAGATGCCCAGAATGCCGTTCTAAGCTGGTTGGAGTGAGCCATCCAAAAGGCGGTAAACGATACTATTATTACCGATGTAACAATGCCAACTCGGTCCATACATGCAACCACAAAAAGCACTATGCGGAACTGGCAACGGAGAAATATTTGCTTTCTAATCTTGATACGCTGCTTAAAGATCATATAGCCACAATATCAAGCATCACGTCTGAAACAAAAGACACAACCGAAAAGGAATTAAAAGAATTAAGAAAAGAGCTTGATAATCTGAATTATATATTCATCAAGAAGCGTATGCCTGTAAGTACCTATGAACGTCTTTATGCGGAAACGGAAGACAAAATAAAAAGGCTTGAATCTTTCAAACCTCAAAGCACGGACCATCTTAACCAATTTTTAAGCAGCGGTTGGCGCTCAATATATGAGAACCTCACACGTGAGAACAAACGCACACTGTGGCGAAATGTTCTTGATTCTGTCCACGTTTCACCTGACAAAATAGAAGTTTTTTTCAAGTAAAAAGCAGACATTTCTGCCTGCCGTTTACTAGGAGAATTTCATGCCCAATGTCAACAAAACCACACCTATAATATACATCAATCAATCACCGAATGCAAACGGTGATTTTTTCTTTACTAACATGATGTGACCTGTAGGCTATGACAAGTTAGTATAGAATTTTGCAAATTAAAAAAACCACCTTTCGGTGATCTTATTCAATAATCATGACTGTTGGTTCATCGCTCCAACTATTTTTGCAAAATACATCGTCAGAATAATCATGCCATGCATAATCCGGTTCCGCATATTTATTCCCCATGCTATCGTGGTACAGTGCAACAACTCTGACTTTAAGTGGTGTTCCCTTACGCTCTAGCTTATATTTTGAATACTTGTTGAAATACTCCTGTGCTTCTCTGATTGCATCTTCCTTTGTTTTTTTCATGTTTTGTTTTCCTCTCTCTCTTTACACTTATTATTATAATACTATTATATAAAAAGTCAAACGCTTTCTTTATTTTTTTTTGCATAAAAAAACAGCCCACCGAATACCCCCGACAGGCTGAGAAAGGATACAGTGAACATGAAAACACTGCACTCATAGTATACCATGATTTTGTTTAATAGCCAACCACTCTAGTTATAAAAATTGCATTTTCTGCTGAATATACTGAGCCGTTGTTTTTCAGTGTTATCTGATAATTCTGGCTGAATGTGATCATTGAACCAGACACACTCACAAGAGCAAATTTTGCATAGTCATAATCCGCAATATAATGAATCGTCCCCAGATGCACAAGTTTTCCATTCGGGCTGAACACCTTAACGCTGCCACAAGCATTATCACCAGACGATCTGTAAAAGATTTCAAGATATGTGTAATTTTCCACATTGTCTGACAATGTGACAGTTCCTGCTGTTCCATTTGCACTGTTGTAAAGCACCTTGCCACTAATGCACACACCATTGACTTCAAGGCTTTTATCGTGTTTCGGAAAACAATTCACACCGAAGCTGTATTTCTTGATGTCAACATATGCGACTGGAATCCCCTTTGGAAGAATCAGATTGTAGGTTGTATTACCAAGCTTGTCTGCAACATTAACCTGTACGTTCCACTCATACTCGTTATCAGCTGTAAAATTTGCATCAGCATTATTCTGAATTGTCGTATACGTGCTATATGTGCTGTTTTCAACCTTCTTCGTGCGGTACTTAATCGTTACTTCATTTTTCCCGCCGATTGAGGAATAATTCGCATTGACATTCAAGATGCTTTCTGAATAATAATTGCTCTTTCGGTTCAGCTTGATGATTGCACTTGGCAATGTCCAATCATACACAAGCACTGTGATTTTTTTCTGCCCCGCATTTCCTCTTGAATCAACGATTTTAACGGCCACTTCAGTGTCATGTGATACATTTACCACACCGACATTGATTGTGCCTGTAGAACCACTTAAAGTGCCTGTATACGCATTACCATTTACAACAGCAGTAATTGATTTCAACGTGGCACTGTTTAATGCCTTTGCATTGCTTACACTGATTTTTAATGTTGAATTGTTGCGGATGATATGCTGATTGTCACCAGTGATTGCAACGGTTGCCGAATTTGTGTCTGAATAACTCACATCAAATACAAGGTTAGAATTTACAACGTGTGCAATAATGGAACAGCTTGATGTTCCTATAACTGCACTTCCACTATACGTTGTGGCCACAATCTCTCCGGTCATGCTATTGCTGTTTGGCATTTGTGCATACAAACTCGATGCGATCTTGTCCGTATCCAATGAAATGTTATCCGTTACACCTGTGCCAATTGTATAGCTGTATGAACCTAATTTCAGCACAACGGTATGCGTAAATACTGTTGACTTTCGGTTCATATGCACGACAATAGTATCTCCGATATTAAAATCAGGAGAATTGTTCGGCCATGTGTTCAAACTTGGCTGTGATGCTCTGCCAATATTGGGAAGGCTCCAACTTCCAGAACCTTTGCAGTTTACGCTCGTAACATAAATTGCACACTCTGCATATGCACTGAATGACTTTGAACCGTTGGTATCGTGGCCAATTGCAAGCTCACCAGATGCAACAACCGTTCCAGTGTATAACTTAATTCTAGTGTTTGATTGATAAACAACAGTGCCATTTACAGTGCATTTGAAAGGCCCTGCCATATACCAATAACCAGACTTGATTCCTGCACACTTCAACGTCCACGAAATGACAGACTGATTGTTTACGGTGCTTTGGCTTTTTAATGACCAGTCAAACTGTAAGCATGCACCATCATACGCTGATGTTTTGAATGTTCCTGATGTAGCCATATCACACCACCACTATACCGATGCCATCGTTTGTAACAGTATCGCCATCTTTTACAGTTATCGGAATAAATCTCGCCTTGTTGCACAACGTGATCTCTTCCTCAATGACAGATTTTTTTTGATGGAACTCATCACCTGAAACCCAGAATGTTTTAGCGCCCGTGCGGTCATATCCTGCAAAACCTACATAATTATTGACAACCAGATATGAACCATCAAGTCCATACATAATCAGCCCGTTTTTGTCCAGCTTTGCAATCAGATTATTCGCTTCGTCATAGACTTCAATTTGTCCATTCTGGTTAAGGTTAGAACCAAGCTTTAACGTTCCGCCTTTTATCATGTCAGCAACTAAATTTATAACGTTGATATGTTGCATATTCAGCACATTGTCAATCGTCCATGCACTTTCAAAATCTCCATTGATTCCAGTACTTGAAAATCCGATTCCACCACTGTTGATCATAATAACGTGGTGCGCTTCTTCCTTTGGCAATGCATCAACAACAAGAATTTTGTCGCCTTCATACACAACATAAGAATTTCCAAGCATTCCTAGAATTGTTTCCTGAGCATGTTGAATTGCATCTGAAAACACAACCTGTAAAGCAGAATTGTTCTTCTCAACACTCTGCTGAATTGTTGAGCTTACTGTTCCCATCAAGTCGGAAACTTTTTGTTGAAAGTTTCCAAACTCAAGCTCCGTATATTTTTTCAGAATGCAGTCATAATCATACGAAATAACATGTGTTGTAATATCTACGTCCATCGGCTCGTCAATGACTTCGATTGTATCTCCAATGTCTGTCAGTTTTTCAAGATTAGCCTTGAGCGTGTAATTCACTTTTGGCACGCAATTCTCGTCAACGTATGCCTGCCCCTGCTCTCTCAAATCCTCAATAAGTGCATTGTTATATGCTGCCTCATCAAGATGTCCTTCTGCATCCTTGTATAGGTCTTGATCTACATTCTGATTGAAAGATACAACTTTTGTAAAAGGAATATCATACTGTGTCTTGCCATAAAGATATACCTCATCCAACAGCAAACCGTCTTTTCCAACTGGCATAAGTTTTGTCACAACATTGTCCCAATTTGCCGTACATGTCATTTCTTTCAGATTCTTTTTGTACCTTACAGTCACACCGTTATCACGCCCGATAGTACTCATGATTCCGAACCTGTAATTGTCACGCACAAAGTGCCCACCCCAACGCTCCAGAACCGTGCTAAAAGCGTCATACAGCGATGTTCTCACGCACCTGTATGAATTTACTGCTGCAATATCAGACATCGTCTGAAACGGGCTAGGATTGTCCGTGGCGCTGTTCAAATGGTCCATCGCATCATTGCAATTTTTATCAACAACGTAACTGTCAGCAATAACAAAGTTTTGAGCATCATACGAAATGTGCTGAGCCTTTATCGTGATCTTACTCTTTGTTTTTTCTGGATTCTTAATGCGGAAAGCCTGTGCACCTTGTGGAGTATCTGCAACGATAATCCTGTTTGCTGTCAAAAGGTCAACATAAGAAATGTCCGCTTCAACATTCAAATAAAATTTGCCGTTATCTTCCTTGTGAACTTTTGCTTTGAATGGCTGAATGACTGCATCACCGTTGCTTGAAAAGTCTGTGTCTGTTGTTCCAAATAATTTTATCATGTTTAAACCTCACATACTTAATGAAAAAGGCGCTCATTGCGCCTGCTTTTATATCCTACAACTGTGCCAACGCTTTTTGTACAGCATCGTGCCATCTTGGAGGCACTTCATCAAGAGTCATTCTTTCCATCTGGATTTGTCTTAAATACCATTTAATCATTCTGCTGTTCCTCCTACGATATCTGCTAGTGACGCGATGGCTTCATTGATGGCATCAATGTCTGCTTGATTCTGTGCAGTTGTGTTCTGAAGTATCTGAATCGCCTTTGTTGCGTCCACTACAGCTTCTCTTGTTTCTTTGACCTCAAGAGTCACTTTAGTTGTGTTCTTGTCAGTGTTCACTACAATATTGTTGCTTAGCTTGCATCCATTTACGGCAAGAACTGTTTCCCCTAACTCATTTAAAATTTTAATATCCGACACCTGATCTTGAGTCAAGGTATCTACCGTCTTTTGGTATCCCATATCAATTAGAATCAATGAGACACTATCTTCATGTGCACTAAATTCTTCAATATATAATGCCGTTCCATCTTTCAGGATTAATTGTTTATATGCTTTCATTTTGCTTCCTCCTTATGCTGTGCGCTTCCAAATGTTAACTGCTAGGTATGGTGGCATATTGTTATGGGCACTGTTGCCACCTTCAAATGTCACGTTGTACTCCATATGTCCATACGTATCATTACCATCAGCAGGCATATACCATCCGAGTCCATCACTCACATTTGATCGCCACGATGATACCCTAGTATTGTCTCCACGAACAATTTTATGATTATGGCTCGGCATCTCGTCGACGGTTAGTTTGTGTGTTGATTCTCCGCCAGTACTTCCAAGTGTGTAAGTATTTCCCGCCTGTATTAAGCAATGTCCTTCCGTAATCTTTGACCATGTTCCACCGAATGATTTATTCGGATTAAAACTAGAGCTAATGCTTATGTAGATACTTCCGACTGGGTACGCCTGAAGCGGCCCAGGCATTTTTTCTTTTATCTTTCCCCAGAAGTATCTAAGTCCATTTTGATCTAAATAGTTAGCCATTTTTCCTCCTTAACTAGCGACTATCGAGTCGATTTCTGAATTGGTAATTGCCGAGACACTTGTTGCGCTCAGACTATCTAATTTAGTTTTATCAGCCGCAGACATCAATCCATTTGCATTATGTGTCGCAACTCCATATGTTGTATTGTTATCCTGTTGAGTGAACGTAAATGTTGTTCCGTCTAGTGCCGTTGCCGTAAATGTCGTTCCTGATCTTGTAATGCTTTTTATCGCTTTTGACTGATCATAGTTTGCAACGTTGCCTAGACCTACTTGTGATTTAGTGACTCCATGCGGATTGTTTTTATTTCCTATATGGTTTCTGGCTGTGGAATCCTTTACAGTGTATTCTGTTCCATTCGGCAGTTTTATACTTGATACATCAGCCATTCAAGCACCTCCTTTTATTTTGATGTTATCGTTGCGCTTGTGCCTGTAAACGCTGGTGCGGATGCACTAGCGGACTTAATGCCTGTTGCAACTGTAACCGCTGTTCCTTTTGTTGGCAAAGACCCTGCTGAAAATCCAAGTGTTAGAACCTCATTTGAAACCGATGCCGTGAAACTTGGCAATGTGCCTACTCCACTGATAGGCGTAACACTCGCTGTATTTACAGCAACCGAAACAGTCGGTGCGGAAACTGAACCTTTCGGTGTATATGATGCACTCGCAGAATCCTTGAATGCCAGTGCCTTAAGACTGCCTGTACTACCAAACTCGTGCCACTTACTATCTGATGTAGACCACACAAATTCAAGCGCCCCGTAAATTACAACATCACCGTTTGATGGCGTATAATCTACATTATTAATCTTGATTGGTGATGTGCTAGAGCCATTCGCAAGTGCCGTTGTTGTAACTCCTGCATAATGCATAGCACCTGTTGCAGAGCCCTTTAGAATGCTAATGTCATGTCTTGCTGTTGCATCTTTGATGTCATAAGTTGCTCCACTAGGTAATGTGATTTCTGAAATATCTGCCATTTTTAACCTCCTATAATAAGATTGCCTTCGCTAACAGTATACGTCGTACCGCTGTTCCATTTAAGCCTGTCTGTACGTGATACGTGTATATCTGCATTGCTTGTATGTGTGTTTATTTCGCTGTTCAAATTTTCAAATTCTTTTTTTGCTTCGCTTGCGCTTTCAATATCATAATCCGCAAGTGCTTTGTTTCCTTTTACTTCAACATTGTTGATTTTAGGAATATTTGTTAGTTGATTATAATCGTCTGTCCCGACAACTGAAACGCTATCCAATTTTACGGTAAAATGTTCATCGTCCGCAAGCATGATAATCTTGTAATCATCCATGCTTTACACTCCTTTTTCGGTATCACATGCAAATGTGACTTCTTCCGTAATAATCAGCTTACCAATAAACGTCTGATGTATCTGGTCACCTCTGATAAGCTCAATGTCATAATAGTAAGTACCAAAATCAATGTAGTCTGTATCTTCTGGCTTGATTGAGAATGAATATACATTTCCGTCTTTAGTTATCGTTCCATCAGTCAGCTTTTTCTGAATGATAATTTTTCTCGCCGATGTATTTGCTTTTACCGTAAAAGTAATTTGAGTAAATCCTTTGCTTACCTCTGCATCGTTTGCATCGTGAACGGTAAAATGAATATTTCGCAAATCTCCTCTCGGCATTGTAATGTGTTCCATGTTATCACCTACTCTTTCACGATAATATCAATTTCATTATTTGAAATAGATGAGGTTGGAGCAATATCAGACCACTCGTATTCATAATCGGTATTACTTTTCTTTTTCAAAAACTGTCCTGTTGTACCGCCTGTGGGAATGCCTTCCCCTTTTTCGCCATTCAGGCCATTTTCGCCTTTCAGGCCTTTTTCGCCTTTCAGGCCTTTTTCACCTTTTAGCATGAAAACCTTACAAACAGGTTTTGTAAAGTATTCGCCCATTTTATGCACCCCCTAATCTGTGATTCCATTTCGTATTTTCAATGCGCCTATCAGGATAGTAAACACATCTCCATTTATCTCAATTTGCATGTCGTAAAAATAATGTCCTGATTCAATGTCCTTTGTATCTTCAGGCACAATTCGCACCACGTAATACATCTTGTTGCGCTCCTGCTTCCTGAATGAGATGCCATTTTCAAGCGCTTTCTGGAATACGACATCGCCATCATCAAGATTCTTTTTGCATGTAAAGAGTGCCTTTTCAAGCTCCTGCGGTTTGTCATCGAACTCAATCTCAACCGCAAATGACAGTGTGTCGCCTTTAATCATTTCAAGATTCGTCTTTTCCATTATATCCACCTCGACAGATTTTCAAATGCAATATACGTAAGCTGTCCATCCCATGATACGGAATTAGGACCAACTTTCAGCATAAATTTGTCGTAATTTCCGACAACGTATCTGTTCATCAATGCATCATCATTATACGCTTCAAGCCTTTCCGTGTCTATTGTGATTGAATTTGATGTACTCATATCAATTCTGAACAACTGCACACCATTCAACGACAGATTGATTGTTCCTGAACCCTTGATATTAATAATTGGCTTGGAAACATAATTGCCGTTATTTCTCACGGTAATAGCACCGGTAGGACTGTCAAACACCTTCATTTTTTCGATTGTACTGTACTTGAACGGTTGCACATGATACGTGATCTCAGCCGTTCTGAACCTCATAAGGCGCTCATAATCGACAGCATCAAGAATGTCATATCTGTAATATCTTTCTGACTCATTTGAAAACGTGACTGTTCCACTCGAATTGAAAAACGTAATAATATCATCAATATCATAATCGCCAAACAGACCAATCTTCATTTTTTTATCATAGGCTGAATATCCTAGCCTTGTGATAACATCACCATCACGACCATCTATCTGCTCAATGCTCGTTCGCATCAATGGCTTTGTAATCGATGGCAATTCCTGTATCAGCAATCCTTTTAAATATCGGCTGTCAAGCCCATTTTGAATAACATAATTTCTCATATTTTTACCGCCTTAATTATAAATCAGTTTTGTCACCGTTTTGTCAACAAAATGACCCATTTCTTCATCATCCATCACGATTTTAACTTGTGATAGTGCATCCTTGAATGCTTCAACCATGTTTCTATAGTTTCCACCGCTTGACGAAATACCACCGTTCACATTGAATGCGTCAGACATTCCATTTGCCAATGCTTCAGTCTGATTAATCAACTCTGGACTTGCCTTTCTTAAAGAATCGCTCAATCCCTCAACCATGTCAGGCATCCAACTTTCGTATTCAGCCAACGGCCCTTCGTCAGGTCTTGAGAAATGAAGGAAAGACTTGATTTTTCCTGCAACGTCGCTGACTGCACTTGTGACTTTATGAATCGCACTCCTGATGCCGTTCGCAATACCACTAATCATATCAACACCCCAGTTGTATAACTGCCCAGGAAGTCCGCTGATTGTGCCGATAATGTTATTTACAAGCCCAGATGCGGCATTTGCACCCGCTTGTGCCAACTGTCCCGCAAAATTCCATGCATTATTCAAAGCACTTGACAGCCAATTCCATACAGCAGACGGAAGGCCACTGATAAATGACACAACACCATTGACAAAGTTAGAACCCGCCTCAGAAGCCCTAGAAACCATGTTAGAAGCCCAATTCTGTACGTTGCCTATAACTTCACTAAGGAATGCACCAATATTCCCAGGAAGCGCCTGAAACCACGATATAAGGTTGTCTATGAATCCACCAACCGATGTAATTACATTTGCGACCGTGTCCTTGAATGCATTCCACACATTTATAACAGCATTGCGGAATCCATCGTTTGTGTTCCATAATGTGACGATTGTTGCTATTAGTCCTGCAAGCAACGTTACAACGAGCATAATCGGATTGGCATTCATAACACCATTAAGCAATGCCTGTGCAATAGTTGCGCCTTCATTAGCCGCCTGAAACGCTTGGATTGCCGTAACCAAGCCGTTTATCATTGATGCAACCTTCCACGTCATCATTGCCGTTCCAATTCCTGCAATAAGAGAAATGATCGTACTACCATTGTCCATGATGAATCCGAATAAATCACCAACGCCTGAAATAAGATCATCAATGACAGAAACGACAGAATCAACATCCATATTGTCGATTGCATTTGTAACGTTTGGAATCCACTCATCAGCAGCTTTTTGCAATATAGGTTGTAATGCTTCACCGAGTTTTGAATTAATCGTATCACTCAATGTCGAAAGTCTTCCATCCAAAGTCTGAGACTGTGCATCCATTGACTGAAAGTATTTGCCACCTTCAGACGTTGAACGTTTCATTGACTCTGTGATCTCATCAACTGACATTTTACCTTTTGATATTCTGTCATAAAGGCTTTGCATGCTTTCTCCTGTTTTTTCTGAGATTTCCTGTAACGGGTTGAATCCTGCATCAATCATCATATTGATGTCTTCAAGTGTTACTTTCTGCGCTGAGTTCATTTTTCCATACGCTCTCGCAATGGAGTTCAGCTTGTCCGCATTACCCTGTGAAATATCACCAAGCATCATCATACTATCGACAGCATCATCAGCACTAAAGCCAAAATTCATCAGCAAAGATGTTGCATCTGCCAACTGTGGCATATCAAATGGAGTTGTTGCTCCAATATCAGCAAGCTTTTTGACTGTCTCACTTGCCTTGTCTGCTGAACCTGTCATGACCGTAAACGATGTCGTGTAATACTCCATGGATTTCTGATAGTCAACAGCACCACCTACAAGCGACTTGAAACCATCAACAACCTTGCTGATTGCCTGTGATGCCAGATTTGCCATTGTACCCTTAAGAACAGTGAACCTATCGCCAAGCTTTTTTGATGCATCATCGGCATCATTCATATTGTTAGACAGATTCTTTACCTGTTTTGAACTGTTGTCAGATTCTTTACCGAGGTTATCAATCTCTTTCGCTGTCTTGTTAACATCAGCTTGAGCATTGTTCATCTGCACTGCAAGCTGTGACAGTGATTTCTTGTTTTTGTCCTGTGCTGCGGTGCTTTCGTCATACTGCTTCTGCAACTCGTTAACAACTTTTTCTTGATCTTTGTACTCTTGACTGTTCTTTCCAAGCTGATTTTCAATGCTTGCAAGCTTTCCCTTTTCACTTTCAAGCTTTTCACCGAGTTGCGCATGCTCATCTGCTGACTGTTTAGCAGCATCCTGATATTGCTTGTACTGGTCAGAAACTAACTTCAGCTTCGATTTCTGCTCTTCAAGGCGCTTGTTCAGCACATCACTCTTGGCTGTCAATGCTTCGGTGCTTGTGTCGTTCTTGTCATATGTACTCGTAACAACCTTCATTTCAGAAGATACTTCACGCAAGCTCTGTGTGATTTGACTTAACGCTCTCCTGTATTCGCTCTCGCCTTTTAACTTAATTGTTCCACCAAGTGCCATATGCAACCTCCTTCCTAGAACCAGTCGTCCTCATGTTGTGCCTTTTCATATGCTTTTGCATAGGTTGTTCCTGTCTTTTCAAGCATCAGCTCAAAATCAAAATCGTCCTTGTAATGCTTGTAAAACAGATTGAAAGTTGTCAGTGTCAATCTGCCAACTTCATGAAATGTAAAACCGAGTTTGTTACGCCCGATAAAGTAGAACCGTGTAAAGTCTATCGGCTCTGGTTCATCAACTTCATCGGGGATTATGCGTTTTTTTCGGCACTCTGCGTGCTTTCAACCACAGTTTCGTTAATCTTCTTCGTGGCTTCAGAAAGTCCAATGTCAGTGATCATTCTTCCTGCCTGCTTCAGTGTCAGTGGCTTTTCACTTGTGCCATTTTCCTCGTTCTGAATGTCAATATACTCATTGATCATCGCCGTAATTCCAAAGATAACAGCCTTTGCGTTTGGTTCTCCATCTTTACCATCTGTGAGTTCGCCCCACTTTTCAAGTGTGCCGTACTTGTCCTGAATGACTGCCATAACGTTCAGATTAAATACAAGCCCGTATGTCTTGCCTTTGTACTCAAATTCTTTTGAAATTTCCTTCATGTTTTCCTCCTAAAAATAAGACAGGGACGAACCCTGCCTTTAATATTCTTTTAAACTGAAGTCTTTGCCATCAGTCCTTCAAGATATGTGACAGCTTCAGTCTTTGTATCAAACGTGTCTGTCTTTGACCATGTGCCATCAGCCAATGTCGTAACAACTCCATTAAGTTCAGTTGTACTGAATGATACGCTTTCGCCCTTGGTTGAATCATCCTGTGACGGTTCTGAGAACTTAACCTTGCACAGGAACTCTACCGTGTACTTGTAAGCTCCGTCCACTATCTTTGTGACAATTCTTCCGAAACCTACATACGGCGCAACATCGTTTGAATTTCTGACAAGCCCTTTCCCACTTTCTGAAACCGTATGCCCCAGAAGGTCTGCCATGACCTGCACATCTTCATTGTCGATTCCTGCTGTAACAGAACCTTTCTGAAATGAAGTATCGCTCTCAGCCAATGCATCATCTGCATACAAAGACGCATCATTGTTGCTGATATCCACCTTGCAGGAAATAGCCTTAGCTGGCTTTTTTGCGCCATCATAAGTGGCTTTGCCATTTTCCGATTCAGTAAGTTTTGAATATCGGAAGTTATTTAAACCTATTTTAGCCATTATTCGCTCCTTTCAGTTGAAAAACATAATGTCTTGTGATAATACTTCGTATCATCCTCATACATATCTGCGGATGATCTGTCAGGTTCCCACATGAACCCGACACTCGTAAGCAATTCCTTTAGTGCCTTGATAATCGGCTTGTAATTGCTTTTTGAGTAAATATCAAAATCATAATACTCGATATAATTTAGCAACTCGTCATCACCATGTAACGTACTCTCTGCATCTGTTTCCATGTACGTGATGTACGTTTCTTCAGTGCCATTATACCGCAAGAACTTGACCGGAATTTTTTCACCGTTGACCGTAAAGTTACTCAATGTTTTTTCGATAAGTTTATTCATCCAACAGACCCCCGCTTAAATTCTTCTGCGCTTCTTCCATAGCTTTCATGATTTGTGATTTTTTGAAAGACTTTCGGAAGAACGGTTGCTTTGGATAGTTCCTTTTGTCACTGCCATACTCGAACATGTTAGCAACAAGTGGTGCAGGAGTCTTTCTTCCGTCTTTGTTGATGAAATATCCAGTGATCATGACTTTTGTGTTGATACCATCATCTGACGGCGTTTTATACACTTTCGACAGTTTCACATGACTGCTAAAGCCTGAACTTCTCAGCGGCTCTGGAAGTGCCGAAATAACATTCTTGTAAACAACCTCTGCCCCTGCTTTGGTCATGCCACCAAAGATGTGATCAAACTGCTTGTCGATGTAAGATATATCCTTCAATACGCTTTCATCAATATCAGCCGTGAATTTTGCCATCAGTGTGTCACTTCCTTTGCCTGAATTTCTAATTCTACACCTTTTTCATCAACGTTGTTCAGATATTCAATCGTATATGTCTTCGTATATGTCTTGCTATGAAACTCAATCAGCATATCCCTTGTGATTTCTGTTTTAGGAAACCGAATTGTGAAGTTGGTGTATGCTTTCTCAAAATCAGAATTGTTTGCAATCAGCGTAAATCCTTTTGTCGTTCTAACATATGCATATGGTGTAAGAATCACCTGCTTCTGCTCTGTCTGAAAGCCATCCTCGTCTGTCACAATTACAGTTTTATAAATTGTGATACGCTTTGAGTACTTCCCTGCGTTTAACATGGTTCACACCTCACAACAGATTGATGCTATGCATCGCAAGAATGCTCTGAACAGTATTGTTCAAGTCCTTGCTATCAACATACATCGTGCGGTTGTCCCACATGTCTTGGCAAAGAATAAGCACCACAATCACAAATTCAGGATATTTGTCAACGCCATCATCATCAAGCCCTGTATAGCTTTTGATAAAAGAAGTAGCGATGGAAATAAGCATGGTCAATGTATCATTTTCGCTTTCTGCTACTTCGTCCAGTCTCAAATAATCTGCGACGCATTTAACTGTAATATCACTGACTTTGCTTACTTCCATACAGCTTCACCCCTTTTTATTTTCCTGCTGCCATCACAAGTTTTGCAAGCTTCTGAGTATCGGCAACTTTCGCATCCCACTCAACGAAAGCTAGAATTCCAAGTAAATGTTCTTCTGCATATCGTTCTTGTAATACCTGCATGTTAGCTTCTTCTGAAACTTTCACAGCTAAACCAGATAAGTCACCGTAATAAATGGTTGTTTTTCCTTCAAGCATCTTGTCCATCGCATCAGAGCAATAAACATCCTTGCCTAGAAGTGTATATCCCCATTTTGCTGTAAAGTCACGGTTCAACAAATAATCGCCGTCATTATCCTTCAACTTTCTGATTGCATTTCGAGTTTCACGGTTCATAATCCAAATAGAATTGCCCTGATAGTTGTCAATCACCTTGTCTTGTAAATCCATCAACTCGTCTGATGTAATCTTTGTGGCTGCGGCAGTTGTAACAGTCATATCTGATGCAATTCCAGTTAGACCTTCAACCTTGCCTACTGTTCCGAACAAAATCTCATGTTCAAAATACAATGCGATTGCTTGTGCCATTTTTGCTTCAACAAAACCAACGATGTCAAAGTTGGAATTGTTAATCAAGCTTTTTGAAATTTTTGCAAGACAACGTGCAAGGAATCCATCAAGTTCAATCTGGCTGATAACAACCTTTCCAGACTCTGCTGTTGTTCCTTCATCTGCATACTGCATCACGATAGAACTGTTCTGCGCGTCATACTTTGGCAATACCAGTTTGCCCGTGATGTTATAGCGGTCTGCCATAGAGAACACAGGTGAGATTTCGATAACTTGAGAAATGATTTCATTCCAAACAGTTGTCGGAATAAGTGTTTTTGCATCTGCTGGCATTGTTGGTGTGTCAGTATTTACAATTCCACGAATTGTATTCTCGAATGTTTTGCGATCTCTTTCTGCATTTGTCATTTCAACATGTGGTTCAGGAACTTCCTTCATGCTCATTCCTGCCATCTGGTCATACATAGCAATAGTTGCATCAATGTCCTTGACTTCCTTTTCAAGGTTTGCAAACTGATTTTTTTCGTCTTCAGATGGCAATCTGTTTTCTGCCTTTGCAGTTGTCAACAAGCTCTCCATCTGAGCGACTTTTGAATTTCGATTTTCGATGAATTCTTTTACATTCATTTCTTCGCACCTCCGTCATTCTTTAATGAACTAATAATATTCTCGTATGCCGAATAATCAAGCACACGATCCTCGACAGGCTTTTTAGTCTGTTTTGGTCTTTTTAGTGTATCTGGCACATGCTTATAATTTCTAAACAAGTCTGTTGCACACGCCTGTACATCCTTCACTGTTTCAAGTGCATTCACGTTGAAATAATTCCCGATGTACATATCATCATCTGCATTGCCGCTGAACCACGTTTCGTTGTCCACCAGCTCTGCAATCTTTTCTGGTGTGATTCCTTCTTTCGCCTTTTCTTCATACATTGGCAACATCGTTCCACTTTCAATCATATTTAATGTGTCAATGTCATGCTGTAGCTCATTAGCATTTCCGTATGCAAACGTCATTGGCTTATGAATCATCATTACCGAGTTTTTGTAAATATTGATATCATCTGCGACCATGGCAAGATATGTTGCGGCACTTGCACACAATCCATCAATATATGAATGAATCTTCGCTCCGTTGTTCTGTCTGAATCTCTTCAACATGCTGACCATTGCGGAACTTGCAAACACTGAGCCACCACCACTATTGATGTAGATATTAAAGTCTGTCACTCCTGTCAGACTGTCAAGCTCTTCCTTAAATGCGTTTGTGTCAACTGCTGATTCACCAGTCCACAAGTTCTTCTCATCTACGATATCTCCATATACGTAAAAATCAGCGCTTGTTTTCGTCAGATTCTTTAGGTATTTGTAATTCATCATCTGCCCCCCTGTTCAACTTTCTCAGCCGTTTCTTCTTCATTTCCACCTGTAACTTGTCCTGTGTTTGGTGTGTAATATGTGCCAGAATTGATGTCGTACAATACGGCACCGAGTCCAACATTGATCACGTCCATTCCCTCAACATAGTTCAAGTTCTCCATACGGCGCAATTCATTTATCGTCATTAACCCTGTGTCTTTTGCAACCTTGTAAGCGTCGAATCTCTCTTTGATGCTTGCTTTCACAATTTCCTTCGTATCGAATTCAAAGAAGAAGTTTTTCTTTTCTTTTTCCAACAGCAACGTGCTGTTGAGTGCTGTCTCAAATGCTTTAACAATTGGATAGATTGCTTCCTTGAATGTCAGATTGAAGTCACTGTGAATATGGAAAACTCCGTTGATTTCATCTTGTAAAGTCTTCTTGCTCTCATTAAGCTGCATTTCAACAGAACTGTTTGACGATTCCTGAAACTTGATGCCGTTGTTTAGAACCATGACGGACTCGGTGTTGTTGGCATATAATCTCTTCCATGCTTCTTTAAGTTTGTCCACTTCTTCCTGTCCAAGCCTACGCTCTGCTTGTAAAAATCCTTTTTTGTTACCACCTGTTTGAACCAGTCCAAGCTGATACACCAACGTGCTATAAGCTGTTTCAAGCGCCTTAGATATTTCTTCCGTCAATCCCTTTCCGCTTGCTCCGTCTTTGGTGTTCCTCAACAACTTGACCATGTTCCACGGATAGATTTTGTTTGCTCCAACGTAGAACTGTACGAACATGTTCATTGGGTCTGAATTTTTCCAAACCGTCACATCAATGTCCGGTATATATTTTAACGCCGTGACATTGTTCTGTCTGTCTATCTGGATGTAACAATATCCACCCTTGCCAAGCAGATAATCCTCGACCATGGCCTTTTTCGTCTGAAACCCGTCAAGCGTGTTTCCTGTGTCACCGTTCAACATTCGTACACGGCTGTCTCTTTGAACTTCCTCAACCTTTCCAGACTTATATCTGTAAAGTTTAACAGGCATTGCTGCAATCGAACCACTGATAAAATCAACAGCACCCGATACGGCAGGAAGAGTCAAAGCTTTCTCTCGCGTAATCTTTTCATTATTGAGCAATGCCGATAACAGCACATCGTCAAGCTGAACACTTTGATCATTAAGATTTACTTTATTCTTGAATTTTTTTCTGAATAGTGCCACTCTCATTACCGCCCTTTGTTAGTATTTTCTTTTTGAAACATTTTTACGCAAATAATATAGCATAAATGCACGTTTTTATCAATTATATCATTTGGAATGTGAAGTCACCTTCATTCAAGAAATAATCTTGTTCAAGAAGATAAATCGCATTGATAAGTGATACCACCATATCAACTTTTCCGTTGCTCTTTTTCTTGCTCACATACATGTTTTTGTTCGTGTCATAAGCACATTTCGCATTCTGAAAGTTGATTTCAAGAAGTTTGTTTTCTGTGTATTTGAACTTCTGCTTAAGGATTGCTTCTTTCATCCTCTTTGTCGGAGAATGTAGCACGCTTGAATACTGCTTAATTTGAACCGTGTTATAGCCTTCATTAGCCAATTTCTGCGCTGTGCTTAATGCATTCCATCTATCATATCCAATCGCCTGAATTTGCACGTTATAACGGCTCTCAACGCTCAAAATTAGCTGTTCAACAAACGCATAAGAAATAACTCTGTCACCGCATGCAAACACCTTCCCACTCTTCAACAGTTCTTGATAGTTCACACGCTCTGAGACTGTTTTCTCTGTGATTCTGTCTGCTGGAATGAACGCAAAACTTTCTGCAAGAATGTTATCATCATCGTCAACGGAAACCATGGCAACAGATGTATTATCATTTGATTCTGAAAGGTCAACACCTAAATATACAACTCTTCCGGACCAATCAATGTTAGCAACCTTGCAAGCCTGAACATCTTTAACGTCAATAAATGTCTCTGTGCCTTGTCCTTGATAAATGATATTGCAGTGCTTTGTAACGAAATTCTCTCGCTCGTTCTCAATGGCAATGGCTCTTGCTCTTTTCTTTACAAGATCATCCCAAATTTCAGGGATTTCAAGCGCCGCCGGATTAGCCTGCTTCAAAATAAGATCGTCTGTTTCCCAATCGGAAGTTTTGTCAGGTTCATATAAAAGCGCAAAAACAGTATCGTCTTTCTCGATACCATCCAGAACCTTCTTGGCATACGCAACCTCGTCCTCGAAAGGATTGTCGATTGTCGGATATTTTGTGCTGATGATAAAGCCTAATTTGTTAACTACGTTTAGCTGTCCTGATCTCATGGCATCCACAGGATAACCGTTAGGCAATGCTCCAACCTCGTCCGCAATGAACGCATTCGGCATACGTCCGTCCATACGGTTATTACTGTATGCCAACGGAATTAACGTGTTTTCGTTTGGCTTGAACTTAATGTAGTCTCTTAGCAGCTTGAAACGCTTCGCTCCTTTGTACTCATATAACAGCGGGCTGCATTTGATTGTATCTGATATTGCTTCTTTTATCTCTCTCGACAATGCACCATCTGGTGCAACTGAAAAGAACTTTGAAAACCTCGGTTCTGTCAAAAACAAGATAATAAAAATTGTAGCGACCGTGTACGTCTTAAAATTTTTTCTGCAAATCTCCAACAACCCTGTTTCATATCTGCGCTTTTTCGGCTTGTCACGATATACAGTACATAGCATGGCTGTATAAAATAGCCATTGATAGCCAGTGGCACACTTATACATCGACTGTCCTGCTTTCAATCCTTTCGGCATGTTAAGCAGTTTCAGAATGTTTTCAATCTGCTTTACCTTTTTTTCAGATACGAAGTACTTTGAATCTTTTCCTTCTGCGATCCTCATCCAGTCTCGCATCTGCTTTTTGACATATCTCGGAGTGTCTTTCTTTCTGACTGAACTTTTGCAACATTCGTAAGCCTTACTGCTCGTCACTTCCATCATCATCACCGCCATTTATAAGCTGAAGTAACGGGTCAATATCATTCTCAGAATTTTCATCACTAGAAAATTTCGAAATGATCTTCATCAGCGTGCTAACTGTCTTATTTGCACTATCGGTTGTGCGGTTAAAATCCTGAATGGCTGGATGAGAATATACATTTTTTCTACCTTTAACATACTCTTTCGTAACCAGTACGCCGTCATTTTTAATTGACGATTCAAGCTCGGTTAATATTTTCAGCTGCACCATATACCGCCTGAATGTCGTAATGAAGAAGAAATTTTTATCAACTCCGAACGCTTCAGCTTTCTGTAATATTTCTTCAGCCTGTTCATTTAAATTCAATTTTTTTGCCATGTTATACCACCTTAATCGGAATGTGAATTATCAGATTGTAGTCTATGTTCTTCTTCACTTTTTTCGCATTCTGGTTCAGAACATTGTCAATTTTAACAATTGCTTTCCCCCACTTTTTCTGCAACAATTCGAGCTGTTCAATCTCTCTTTGATAATTGCGATATGTCGCACACCATCCTGCCTGCTTCGACTGCTTGCAATCGTAAAAATAGCTGTTTATTCTTAAACATCCACGGTATTTATTGCAATTCTGCAATGTCATGTCATAATCTTCCTTTAACGGCAATCTCTCATCATATCTTAACAGATTCCCTTGCACCTCATTCGGAACCTTTATGATGTTATTTTCGAACCCTTTATTTGCTTCCAAATAAGCCGGATATTCGCTCTCTGCAACCCACACTTTACAATATGGCAGATAATCTAATGTCTCAACTTTAGGTCGTTTGTATGATGGGCAATTAACCGATATTTTCATAATGTTTTCTCAACCTCTCCATTGCCTCTGCTCCATTCAACACTCGTCCAACTGATACCCTCTGCATGTTTTCGGATATTTTTCCATCTGCACGTGTTGACAGATTTTTCTTTGGTTTGATGTCAAACAGGCTCTCTGCCTGTAGCCAATCAATATCATTATCAAAATACAACACAATGTAATTATGTTCTTCTCCCAAAACCTCTGTAAACTCGATTTCAGGTTTTTCTTCTTTGTCTTCTATGTCTAATTTTTCGCCATCTTCAATGTCAAAAACTCCAAACTCACTCATGTCTATGTCAATGTCCAACAATTCCATATTAAGTTTGTCATTGTCCCATTGTGCATATTCAGAAACTTTATTGTCCGCAATTCTAAATGCTTTTATCTGGTCTTCCGTAAGATCATCAGCCACAATACACGGAACTTCATCAATGCCCAATTTTTCGCACGCTTTAAGTCTGGTATGTCCTGCAACCACAACATTATCCTTGTCAACCACGACTGGAACTTTGAAGCCGAACTCCTTAATGCTCTTTGCTACATAATCAACAGCTTCGTCGTTGTTTCTTGGATTGTTCTCATATGGAATTAACTCACTAACTTTCTTGTAAACGATGTTCATTTTTTCACTTTCCATTTTCACACCATGCCTTTCTTATATCTTCGGAAATGCTCTCTCCCTTCCAGAATGTTTCACATGAAACATTTTTTCGCTTTTTTGCTTCTATTTGAAACAAAAAACGGCTTATACTCACATTATAGCGTGAAATTTGCCGCTTTTCCAAAAAAACCATAAGATTTTATTATTTTTGTGTTCTTTCCAGATCGGAAGAGCGTCGTGTAGGGAAAGAGTGT